GGGAGTCATTCTATAGTTATCCCTTATAACATCTAGAATGGTTTCGATCTGGCCGTCAATCTTCGGCCATTTCCAACTACCGCGGAACCTCATCACTCGCCAAATCTCTTGAGGAGGGGGAAGGAAGAACTCTGGGAAACCAGAAGGAACAACCACCACATCCTTAGGATCTTTGTATGAGAGATGGGAGTACCGGGCCAATAATTCCACAGGTTGGTTAAACATGTGGGAGACGCCCAGTCCCTCCGTAGCGCAGTAGTACGACTTACTCATTTTTCAATGGTTCGTCGTTTCCTGAGGAAGATACCTCCTCATGGGTCGTTTTAGACGACCCTGGATTCTCGTGTCCGAGATCCAAGATAGCCACAAGGTCGGAGGGAACCTCCCCTACTGTTATGACTTCTCTCTGAACAAGAGCCGCGATGGTTTCATCGACCAAGGCTCTCATTAAGTGTTGAGAAACACTCAACATTTGAAGGCTAGTGACGAGATTTCTCAAGTCCCTAATAGGCCCTGTGGAATTCACCCCTGAGGACTCCCCTTCGGGCTCCCCGGGCGAAGTGCTAGGGGGTTGTGCAGGTAACTGCTGCTCCCCTGTCGCTTCCCTACTCCTCCTGCGCCTTTCCTTTCGGTTAGGCCCCGCCGGAGTTTCAACGGGCCGGGAAGTTCCCTTCACGGACCCAATGACGCTCTTACCAGCACTACTGCTGGAAGACCCCTGTACAGGAGCCGAGCGCTGACGTTGTTTATTGCTTTCCCCAGCCGGTGTCGCCTGAGGCACTGGAGCAATACCCAACGCTGGTAAAACCTTAGTTAACCCTAATCGGGCTTCCTTGGCTTTGAGGCGATAGTATTCTTTTACGAATTTCTTTCCTCTCTCGGTTTTGGGATTGTAAACAAGGGGTTCCCCTTTAAACTTCTCCTTTACCGATTGCCACTCCGATTTGAAGGTTTCTAGTCGGTTAGACTTAACACTCGGACCGGCTGCAGGCTCTGCCCCTGCCTTTTTGGATAACTCTGTTTCCAAAAAGCTAATACCTGTTTCCAGGTAACCCTTCACTATCCGAGAAGGGATTGTGGAAGCCTTAAGCCTACGCTTAAGATCTTCCTTAGACAGTTTACTGTCTTTTTCGGGAGGGGGGGGAATCCCCATCACCTCACGAATTTGCGCCGCTTGTTGATCCGTCAAGCGACTCACGGGCAACTTCGCCTTCCCCTCCAATTCCTCAATCCTCCTTTTTAATGCTTCAACCTCCTCATTTCGAGGGGGAGCAACAGGAGGGGGAGGAGGCGGTGGCGGACCCCTAGCCGGAGGCGGCGGCGGCCGCGGGGCAACCCGGGCCGACCCATCTGCTAGGGGAGGTGGAGCCGAGGACGGAGCAGCTACCTGCCTCGGCCTCGCAGTGTCCAGGTTAATGGGCACAGACGAACTTGGCTTCCCAATTCGTCTATTCGAAGACGGAGGGGCAACCCCTCCCGTCTTACCACCCGCAGAGGCCCGTAAGGGCACCCTGTCCTCAGGGTGTAGCTCGTTCCAGCGGTGGATAAGGTCGCCCCACAACGAAAACTCAATCTTACTGAGCGAACCAAGCTCAGTAGGACGAGGAAGTGGTCTTTGTGCGTCAAAATCCCATGCGGAATCCGGGCACTTTGCAAACAGCTTTGTCGAGCTATTCGTCAAAGTAAGTCCTTCTTGGACAAAGGCGACAATCGCCCTAACCCAAACCGACTCCTGGTTTGGAGGTAGAAGGCCATTCGTGGGGATCCTCACGTTGACCTGTGGAGAAGACCACTCAAGAGCAGTGATCCTCTCCTGTGTTCCCATTTCCTTATACAGGGCATTGGACAACACACACACGGGACACGCCTGTGTCACCGTGAACGTTTGCTCGTCGTCATGAGTATGAGTTAGATCTCCTCGAAGACGAGCGCGCACGTCATCCAAGAAATTGGAATCGGCGTCTGTGGGTTCGGTATAGTAGGTAGCCGAAGCCCCCACAACACATTCTTCGTACGTCCGGACTTTTCCGTTCGAATCGA